GCGAGGTTCTTCGCGAAGATGTCGACGTCGAGGGAGCGGGCGAGTTTGCCGGCGGCCACGAGGAAGTCGCGGTGCCTTACCTTGAACTCCTCGTTATGGAAGTTGCCCTCCAGGTTGAGGGAGAGGAGGTAGTCGTTCGCGGCGTCCTTGAGGTAGTCGGCGAAGTTCGTCTTACGGGACGGGCGCCGTGCCCATTCGAGGATGCCCGTGGCGAGGGTGTCCTTCCCCGCCCTTGCGAAGCCGGAGATCAGGACAAGGGTCGGGGCGGACATGTTGCTCATTCGGCTTGGGCGTTGCGCCGTGCCTTGGCGATGCGTGACGCGATGCGGGTCTGTCGCCCGGAGATGCCGAGTTTACGGCGCACGCGGCGGAGGCTGAGGTCGGGCGCCTTGAGCAGCGCCTCGACCAGGGCCTCGCGGATCTTGGCGAGGTTGTGCATCAGTAGGGAACCTCGTCAGGGCCGGGGAGGTCGTTGACGACGGGCTTCTGGCTGCCCTTGGGATACGTCAGCTTGTACTTGAACTGGGGCTTGCCGTTATACTCGCCGGAGGGCGTGGCCTCGACGCCGATAAGGCACGTCTTGCCGCAGGCCGGGGTGATGTATTCGAGGAACTCAGCGGGAGTCGCGTCCAGGCGGATCTCTTCGGTGAACTTGCCGGAGAACTTGCCGACGAGCATCGCAAGGGGCTTGCCCCACTTCGAGGAGAAGGACTTCGACAGGCAGTTGCCCTGATCGTCGAGGAAGAAGAGGCGACAGGAGACGGTGCCGTCTTCCCACGCGCGGATCTTGTCGAAGGCGGGCTTGATGAGTTTGAGTTTATACGTCCCCGCGGTCTCGATGGACTTAAGGGGCTGGCGGTCTTGGTTCGGGGTGCTCATGTGTTAGGCGAAGGTGATGGGAGCGGCGGTGGTCGTGGTCTTCACGTCGATGACCTGGATGTCGTCCGGGTAGGCGGGCCAGACGCCGGACTCGGTGCAGGCCTTGTAGGTCGTCAGCGCCTTCTCGAAGTCGGCGATGGCCCAGGACATCAGCTCAGGGCCGACCTCACAGATCGCACAGGCGAAGGGAGGCTCCTTCTCGACGAAGAGGAAGCGGAAGCCGAGGGGGCGTTTGCCCGTCGCGAGCTCATAGACGAGGCGGTACCAGTATGCCTGGAGGTTGTAGCGGTAGTTGCGGATGGCCTTGAGCATGCCCGCAGCCGAAGCGTCGTCGGTGGTCTTGATGTCCCAGAGGTAGTCGCCGGCCACGCCGTCGATGGCGGCCTTCAGCGGGACGCCGTTGTAGTCGACGTGATACATGACCTCGGTCGCGTCGAACTCCACGCCGAGGCGCTTGAGGGTGAAACGGGCGGACGAGGCGACGAGGTGGCCCATGGCGGACTCTTCCGCGTCGAGGATGGTCTTGCCGACGTTGGCCGTGGAGAAGGCGGCCCAGGTCTCCTTGCCTTCCTTCGTTCGGCGGTCGACCTCCGGGGCGGTCGCGTAGAGGTCGTTCAGCGTGTGAGGCTCGAGGATCGCGGCGTGAACGAAGGTTCCAAAGCGAAGGGCCTTCGTCTCTTCCTGGGGCGTGTTGATGTAGGCCTGATAGTGCGCCGGCGAGGTCAGGAGATGCTTGGCGGCGGACTGGTTCAGCGCCGGGAAGGCGCGGTATTCTTTGCGGTCGTGGATTTGTGGCATGGTGGGAAATTATTGGTTATTATCTTCATCGAAATCAATCGCGGTTCTTATGCAGAAACCGACGACCAGTCCGATGAGGAAGGTGAGCATCAGAGGTTCGCGTCGTCGTCGGTCGGGCCGTGCTCTTCGACGTGCGCCGAGAGGAGGTTGCAGAGGTCGATGGCGTTGTCGGCGGCTAGGGCCACGCGGTCGAGCTGATTGCGGAGGACGCGCTCGTGGGCGATGACGGCCTTGATGCGGTCGTAGACGGGCTTGATGTGGTAGGCCTCCTCGATGTTCTCGGCGTCCAGGCGCTCGAGCTCGGTGGCGGCCTCATTGATGGCGATCTGGAGTTGCATCAGATCGGAGCCGGCAAGGGTCACGGAGTCTTCAGGGGTCGGGCGGAGGGCGGCGACTTCGCCGGCTAACTGGCCGAGGATGTTCCTCAGGTATTCGCGGTTGGTCATTTGGTGAAGGTAATCTCTTTTACTTCCCCCGTCGGTGCTAGGGTAAAGAAGCGGACGACGGAGCGGGAGAGGGACGGGTAGGTCTTGCGCTTCCAGGCGTTCAGGTCGGAGAGGAAGTCGGCGTGTTTGCGGGCGGTCATCTCGACGTAGGGGTAGCCGTCCAGCAGCAGGAGCAGGGCGTACTGGCCGCGGATGGTCGTGGCGATCTTCTCGATGCCCTTGGGGAGGTCAGCCATGGGAGGGGTCTTCTCCGTGCCAATCAATCCGGCTGTTTTCCCAGTTACTGCGTAATTCCCTAAGGTCATGACGAGATTTCATAATGCCTTCGGACATATCGTCTCCTGCTTTGCGTAGCCGTGTAAGTTCAGCCTGCAAACGGGTTGCCTCATTGAACCAATAGAGGGCGATTTCCTTGCGAACAAGGCTTCCAAGTTCGTTAGGGTCACGGTTGAGCCAGGCAGAGTTATCCATGGTTGCGGGCCTCCTGCCAGTCCTCGATGGCCTCGATGAGCTCGTCGGCGTCGATGCGCTGCGCATGGCGCACGCAGTACCAGAGTTGGTCGCCGGCCTCGCGCATGCCCTCGAGGCGCTCTTCGAGCTGCTTGATGCGGGCGTCCTTGGCCGCGAGGAGGTTCTGGCCGTGCAAGGCCCCCATGGCGGCGGAGATGGGGTCGAAGGGGTCGAAGGGCTTAGGGTCGCTCATTTGGTCAGGGGGCGGGAGGTGGCAGGGGGGAGGGAAGAAACGGCCGCAGAACGGAAGCCAGAGGCCAAGGAACCATCGTCGTCCAGGTCGACACTGATGCCGCAGGCCGTGCTGACCGACATCCGTCGGGCGTAGGTGATCAGGCCGCCGACCTGCTGGGCGGTCAGGCCTTCGGCCTTCATCAGGAGCGTGCCGAAGTCGAAGCGCTCGCCGGAGGTGTGCAGGAAGGCGGTCGATACGCCGATCTTGCCCTCCTGGGAGACGAGGGTCTGGATGAGGGCGAGGTTATGGTCGAGGAGGACGGGCTTCACGGCGTCCAGCAGCGCGTCAAGGGAGACGTACTTGGCGGTGAAGTTGGCCTTAACGACCTTGTTGGCTTTGACGTTGTCGAGCTGCGCGAGGGCGGCGACGAGGTCAGCGGTGGCGGACTGGGTTTTGGGCGTGGTGCTCATGTGGGAAGTTATTTGGATGAGGTCTTTTCGATTTGGTTAAGAAGAGAGCAGACAGTGATCGCGTCGGCGGCGTTCTCGATGGTCAGAAAGCAGCCGTTCGGGAAGCAATAAAGACGAGTGCCGTGCATTTCGGCCTCAGCCTGTGCATCCTCGAAAGCATAACTAACTTGTCCGGTCTTGTTATCCTTTGAAAGGAAGATGCTGTAACGTTTGTAGGTCATTACTTGTTGCCGACGGTGGAGGGGTCGGCGCCGGCGATGATGGCCTTGATGGCCTCGAGCGTGAACTGACGGGTGCGGCCGTCGATGCGGAGGTTGTAGTTGTCGCCGGAGGGGCGGACGGTGGGCGTGAGGAGTCGGGCGACCTTCATGTCCGGCAGCAGGATGTACTGCGTGCCAGGGATGAGCCTGATCTCGGCGTTCGGGGAGAGGGTGTTTTTCTTCATAGGTGGGAAAGGGGTCAGTTGATGACGCCGCGGATGGCGGAGTCGTAGATGAGGAGGGCGTCGGCGTTCCAGTCGTAGACATCGGTCTGCGGGAAGAGCTCTTTCGCCCGCCCCTTCAAATGCCGCTTCCAATTGGAGCCGTGGTCGGCCTTCTTGCCGACGGGGTGAGTGCGCTGCCAGGCCTTCGGGTCGATGCGGCGGACTTGCCAGCCCATCGCGACGGAAGCGCCGTAGATCACGCCGACGTTGAATTGAAGCTTGGCGATTGATGCGCCGGGTATCTTCGGGCCGTAGCCGGCGACGGACGGCGTCTCTAGGAACAGGGCGACGGACTTCGCCTTGCACGAGAGCTCGGCCATGAGCTCGCAGATCTCGACATCGGAGCCGGGCATCTTGCGCGTCTCGACGCCGAAGCCGTCGACCGACCAGACGAAGGCGCCATTTGCACCGGGGTCGACAGCGATAACCATGTGAGCCATGGTCGAAACTTTCAACGGCTCAAAACCTTTTGCGAGCGGAATAAATTGCCGACGCGGAGGGCGTAGTCGTTCGGGGCGAAGCGCCGGGAGACGGCTCCTGACCAGCCGACGTTCCAGACCAGGGCGAGTTGTTCTGGGGTCGGGTCGGGCTTGCCGATGCGCTTGAAGTTGTCGCGGATCGTTCGGAGGTGGGCGGCCGCGATCATGTCCTGGGCGGTCGGGTTGCGCCACTTCGACCACTGGAAGTGGTAATGGCCTTCCCTCTTAAGGCGCTCGTTTGCGTCGTCCCAAGCGGCCTTGCCGACCTGATACATCCCGCGTTCGCCGGCCTTGCCGACGGCCTTGCGGTTCTGGCCGGACTCGACGACGGCGATGCATTCGAGCAGGGTGGCCTCAGCTGCGGCCGCGGCGTTGAAGCCGAGGAGCAGCAGGGCGACGATGGAGAAGGGGCGCATGGGCTTATGCACGGGGCTTGCCCTCCAATGCGAACAGGATACGCAAAAGAATAAACTGAATTACAAACAGTTGGAAGTGAAAGACTGCGATGGTAAAGTCGCTCATGGCTGCTTCCCCTCCTTCATGGCGTCGATGACCAGATTGAGAGCATCACGGAAAGGTTCGTCTCCGGGCAGTCGTCTCCATCGTCGATAGATGTCAATGGCATCAGCCATCGCATCGGTGGCCTTTATGAGCCTGGCGTTCTCGGCCTTGAGCCGGGCGTTCTCTTGCTCCATGCTTTTAATTTTAACGTGAAGATCAGCAAACTTTGAGACAGGAATGACCATGGTCATATTATGGGCATTATAGGGATACATGGTCATACGCGTCTCGGGACTTGGGAGCCGGCGATCTCGAAGCGCGCCTCGTAGGAGTAGGTGATGCCGACCCATCCGCCGGCGGCGGCGTAGGCTTGCAGGCTAATCTTCGTGGCGCCGTCTTCGGACAGGGCTTCGTGGTAGTGGTTGAGCAGCTTCTTCATGCGGTCGGACTTGATGGCGGCCTTGGCCGACACGATGTCCCCGCACATGATGCGCTCATTGATCTCGTAGAGCTCGGAGAGGAGGGCGGTCATCCCGTCGAGGTGCTGGAAGGAGCTCACGACTGGCCTTCTTTCTTGCGGAGGGCTTCGTTCTCCTCGAGGACGCGCAGCCAGCGGGAGCGGTCGACGTCGGACTCGATGCGCCAGTAGTTCACGGTGTCATTCAGCCGGCCGATCTCGGCCCGGAGGTTCGCGATCTCCTCGGACTGGTCGGCGATGATATGCGACTGGAGCGTGACGGCGTTGTCCAGGCGGTCGGAGAGGGCGCGCAGGGCGTTCGCGGACGTGTGGAGCGTCCGGGCCATGCTCCAGGGATTGAGCCACCAGAGGCGTGGCAGGGAGTCGGGTCGGATGATGGTCATGGGTTTGTAGGGGCGGTGGGAAGGGCAGGGCATCAGCGGTAGTTCTGGAACTTGTAGGTCGAGATGTCGCGCGGGGCGTACTTCGGCTTCAGGTGCCCGGTGTTCGCGAGCCAGCGGTAGACCACCGACTTGTCCATGCCCAGGAGTTCGGCCGTCTTGCCGGCCATGTAGCCCGTGGACTTGTAGACGGGGAGGATCTTCTCCTCCCAGCCCGTGTGGTCGTGCTTGTAGACGGTGCGGCCGTTGTGGTTGTGCGGGCGGTGGCCGAGGATGCGCAGCCACTGGCGGACGCAGGAGCCGGTGATGCCGAGGCGCGCGGCCATGTCGTCGGCGCCGAGACGTTCCTTCTCGTCGAGCTGCGGGAGTTGGGCGCGGAAGGCGAGGATGCGGTCAAACTTGAGTTTGCTCATCTGCACGCCGTTGAGGGTATGGGTCGCCTTGGGGGCGCGGGGGGCTTGTCCTTTGGGCATGGTCTTATTTGTTGCGCTTGGAGTACGGGCCGCGGCGGTTGAGGTTCGTCCAGGAGATGCCGGCGAGCGCGATCCAGGTGCGGACGGCGCCGACGGAGACCTCGAGGGCCTTGGCCGCGTCGGCCTGAGACTTGCCGGCCATGTTGAGGGCGTTCAGCTGCGGGAGGATGCTGGCCAGACGGCGGGCGGCGTGGGGGAGCACCGGGCGGGTCAGGCGGAGAGGCCTGTCGCCGACGGTGATGAGGTCGATGGGGTCTTGGTTCATGTGGGTGGGTGGGAAGTTATTTCTTTTTGGGTTTGTTGATAGGCATCCAATGGGAGAACTGATCGAGACTTTCGGTGTCGCCGTTAATGTCATCCCAATCATCTCGCGGTTCTCCGTAACTGTAACCGTCTCTCTTTTCGCAGGCCTTGATGTATTCTTCATCAAACCTGAAGAGACTGAGAAGCATCGGATACTTGTATTTTTTATGGAAAAACAAGCAGGCATCCTCGTGCTTAAACTTGCTTGAGTTAAAGGTCTTGATGCAGCGCCAGGTCATGGTGTGGTGTGGGTGGAAATTAGCGGGCGCGGCGGACGGCCTTGGCGGCCTTGACCGGCTCGGGGCCGTTGATGAGGCGGTACAGTTCCGGGCCGCAGAAGGTGACGACGGCGAGCCAGGAGATGACCGCGATGATAGTGAGGGAGGCGAGGGCTTTCATTTTGGTGGTGCCCGGACAGACTCTCAGACCAAATGCATTTCGTCAAACTCTTTTGCCGAAACTTTTGACAGGCATAAAAGACCCCCCGAGAGAAACCATGCCAGGGGCAGAGGGCCGGGGGGTTTACTAAAGGTAGTTTGCCACCCTAGGTCGTCCCGTCAAGGGGGTCTTAAAGGCCTCTCCCTGCCCTTCCTAGGCCGTTTGACGGCGGGAACGGAGGAAGACCGCCATCCCCACCCCTAAGCACCCCACGGCCAAGGCCCACCCTAGGTCGCGGACGGACTTCAGGGCGAGGGTCGCCGTGCTCATGTTGCGCTCGAGGTCGGCCGAGTCGGACTTCAGCCCCCCGTCGGTCACGATCATGACCAGGGCGTCGGTGGACTGCAACTGGTCGAGGACGTAGCCGGCGATATAGGCCGACGAGAAAGCCGAGACTCCCGCGAAGGCCGTGATGAGGGCCACGGCCAGCAGGAGATTATCGCTTCCGCTTGGCTGCCTTGCTGGTCTTGCCTTTGCCATTGGGTTTGGGTTTGGCGGCGACCGCGGCGACCTCCTTCTCCCCGCGGGCCTTGATGTAGCGCATCAGGTAGTCGAGGCATTCGGGGGCCGCGTAGCCGGCCGCGCCGACGACGGCCATCCGCAGGCCCGGGCTGGAGATGTGCTCCTGGATGCCGTAGCCGACTAGGGCGGCGGTGATCGCGGCGGCCATGACACGGCGCACGACCCAGCCGAACGAGACGGGCTCCGTCGAGAGCAGCAGGCGGGCGGTCATCGCAAGGCCTCCCAGGACTGAGGCGACGACGCCGTCCTTCAGTTCCTTCGGGATGGCCTCCGGGTCGATGGGGGAAGAGGGAGGGCTCATGGGTTGATGACGGTGCGTCGGTAGCCCATCCGCCAGAGGGCTTCGGCGATGCGGGTCGCCCCAGCCTCGACCGCGTCTTCGTCGAGGAAAGGATAGGTGTCGTGGACGAGCTCGTGGACGACCGTGTCGATGAGCTCATGCTCGGGCTGGCGGGGGTCGATGTGGATGTCGCCGTAACCCTTCCAGCAGTAGCCGAAAGGCGTCCTGCATCCGGGCGCGTGCGACGGCTTGCACTTCCCCAGGATGCGGAAGGTGAAGTGAGGCTCCGCGTACTTGACCGCGGGCGGGTCAGACTTGCGGGGGGGCTTGCTCATCGTCGGAAGGGGCGGAGGGTTTGTTGACCGCGTCGCGAACCTTGTCCCAGAGCCACCATAGGCCGAGGCCTGCCGCGATGGCGATCGTGCCGGCGGCGATGGGCATGAAGTACGGCGAGTCGATGATGAACGGGACGGAACCGCAGAAGGCTCCGCAGAGGAGCAAGGGAACGCCGATACGCGGGCCGAGGAAAGCCGTCGAGAGCGCGCCGATGACCGCGAGGCCTGCGCCGACGAGCGTCCAAGTCTGGGCGGAGGCGTCCTTCTTGACGCGTTCGACCTCCTTCTGGAGTTCCGCGATCCGGGCGTCCTTCAGCTGCGAGACGCGGAGGGCTTCGGCCTGCTGGGCTTCCAGCTTCTCCCAGGCTTTGTTGACGGCGGTGGCGAGTTTGCGTCCGAACTCCATCTGCTTGGCGTAGTCGATGGGGTCGGCCTTCTGGGCACGGGCCACGGCGAAGGCGACGTCGGCCTCGGGAGGCTGGGGAAGGTAGGACTGGGCGAGGCGGGACTCGGCGACGACGACCTTGGGCTTGTCGGCGTTGCGCTCGATGGCGACGAGGGCCGAGGCGACGCGGTGGTCGGTCTTGTCCAGGTCTTTGCCGAGGGACTGGACGACGTCGGGCTTCGTCGGGGCGTCCGGCTGCTTAGGCAGGGGCTCGTCCGTCTTGTCCTTGCGGAACAGACTGCACCCGGTCAGGGCCAGCAAGGCGATGACCAGGAGCAGGCGCACGGCTTACTTGCCCTTGAGGGCGTCGAGGATGGACTTGCCCTTCTGCTCGATGTCAGCGGCCTTGGCGGCGTGCTTGCGGAAGACGAGGGCACCGGCGATGAAGCCGACGAGGAGGGCGAGGAGGTGGGTGATCATTTGAGGATGTCGGGTTTGAAGTCTTTAAGAGCGTTGAGGTCGTCGGGGAGGGCGACCTTGGTCACGTCGCGGAGAGCCTGCTTCTGGGCGGCGATAGCCTTCTGGGCGTCGGTGTCTCCTTGTTCGACGGCACGCATGAACGCCACGTCGAGGGCGGCGAGTTTCGGCGCACGCTCGAGACGCAGTCGCTCGAGGGTCATGGCCTTGGCTTTGTCGATGTTGATGCGGATGCTCATTCGGCGGAGTACTCCCAGGCGTTGCGGAAGGTTCGGTCGTTGGGGATTTCCGAGACGTCGACGATGCGGAAGGGGACTCCGGCGGGGACGTCCTTCGCGGCAATCTGTTCGATGGTCAGTCCGCACTCAGGAGCAGGGACGATGATGGCGACGCCGCCTTCGGGCGTCGGGTAGATGATGCGTAGGTCTTTCATCGGATGATGGTGATCATGACGGTGTTTGGGTCTACTTGGTTGAAGGTGCTGCCGATTACCTGGAACGAACTGACCTTGAAAGAAGTAGTCGTGTTGTTGGTAGCCGTCCCCTGAAGGCACACGAAGCGATAGGTCGTGGCGTCATCGCTGATGAGGCAATGGCCTGCGGCATTGGCGCTGATGGCGTTGGTATAGTTGGCGATGTAAGCGCCCGTTCCGACGTCAGTGATGCTGGTGACGTTGAAAGACGAACGGATGGCGACCGTTCCTGTGCCGTTGAAATTGACCCAAGCCTTGACGTTGTTGTCGGTGCGGACGAAGGCGGTCGTCGCGATCTGGGTCGTGTTGGTTCCAGCGGCGGCGGTCGGAGCCGCAGGAGTACCGGTGAATGTCGGGCTGGCGAGGTTGGCCTTGAGGTTGTCGGCGGTCGTGACGAAGGCCGTGGTCGCCAATGCCGTGGTCGAGTTTCCTGCCGTCTGGGTAACGCCGATAGTGCCTGTAGGCAGAGAGGGTGTTCCTGTGAAGGTAGGCGAAGCCAGAGGAGCCGCACCTGATACGTCAGCGACGGCCAAGGTGACTGCTCCTGTCTTGCCGGCGACCGAGGTCACCGGGGCCGAGGTCAGGTAGCCAGCAGGGTTCGAGCTGAGAGGGTAGTAGAGACCATTGGCCACCGTGGTCGTCGAGTAGTCGGAGGCCGAAGCCGTGGCCATCGTGCCAAGCCCGAGGTTCGTGCGGGCCGCGCTTGCGTCCGTCAGGTCGCTCAGGTTGTAGGACTGCTTCAGGTAGTTTAGGTCAGACTCATAAGCAGTGATAAAGCCGAGAGGGTTCGAGGACGGGTAGTAGTCGTTCGCCGCGGCGGCTAGGCTCAGGTAGGTGCTCGCCGCGTCGGCGGTCGTCAGGTAAGAGCCGAGCTGCGACGTGACCCACGACTCGGTAGCATAGCCCGTAAGGCTCGAGCTCGTCAGGAAGCCCGAGGGGTTGCCCGTCAGCGGATAGAAGCCCGCCGTCACCCAAGACTCCGTAGCATAGCCGGTCAGGCTGGCCGAGGTCAGGTAGCCTTGCGAGGTCACCCAGGACTCAGTCGCGTAGCCCGTAAGCGCCGACGAGGTGATGTAGCCCTGCCCCTTGACGAAGGCCGTCGTCGCGATGGACGTATCGTCGTCCGACAGGTTAGGCGTGACCGACTGAGGGTTGCCCGTGAAGTGAGGCGAGTTGGTCGGGGCGTAGTCGAAGTCCTTCACCCATTCGGTCGTCGCGATCTGGGTCGAGTCCGTGCCAGGGGAAGGGGTCGGGGCGGTCGGCGTACCCGTGAAGGCAGGCGAGGCGAGCGGGGCGTACGCGGATAGGTCAATCGTCAGGTTGCCGGTGGTGACCGACAGCGGGGACGAGACGCTCGAGATGAAGTCGGGCGTCGATGCGACCACGTCCCAAGCGCCGTTCTTACGGGCGTACTGCGAGCCGTCCGACGGGGCGTCATTGACGACGGCCAGGGAGCCGAGCCCGAGGTTAATGCGAGCGGTCGCCGCGGATGGGAGGTCGGAGAGGTTCGAGGCCTTGGCCAGGTAGTTCGTCAGCTGCGCGGTCGTGAAGGCGGTCGTCTGGACGCTCGAGTCGGGAAAGGTTATGCCCGAAGACGGCTGGATCACGAAGGAGCCGAAGGTCGAATGGGTAAGGGTCAGCGAGGTCGGCGTGAGGTTCGCGACGTTGGAGCCGGAGCCTTGCGCCGTGAGGCCGGCGAAGACGGGGGTGTTGAGCGTGCCTAGCGAAAGGTTATCCCTGGCCGTGGCGAAGTTCGTCAGCGAGCCGAGATTGTCGGCCTTCGTCAGGTAGGGCGTCAGCGCCGAGGTCGTGATGTAGCCTTGGGAAGTGACCCAAGACTCTGTCGCGTAGCCCGTCAGGCTGGAGCTAGTCAGGAAGCCCGAGGGGTTCCCGGTGAGGGGGTAGAAGCCCGCAGTCACCCAAGCCTCCGTAGCCAACCCCGTCAGGTTCACAGTCACCCAGTCGGTCGCATAATCGGCGCCCGAGGTCTTCTGGAGGAACTGCCCAGAAGAGCCTCCCGCAGGAACGCCAGGGCCGGCAGGGCCTGGGACGCCCACGGAGCCCGTCAAGGTGCCCGTGATGATGCCCGAGATGGTGCCCGTGACCGTGGACTGGTCGGCCGCAAACGTGCCGGAGATAGTCCCGAAGGTCGAGGCCGTCGAAGTGATCGTCGCGTCAGGCATGGTCGGCGCTTAGACGGTGACGCTGTCGATGACGTTGACGCGGAAGATTTCCGTGCGAGAGATGGTGTCGCCGGGGAAGACGAACTTGATGTCCCAGCGACCTAGGCCGATGACCCACTCTTCGGTCGAGCCAGGGTAGACCGCGGTGAAGGACAGGCCGTCGACCGCCTTGGTGATCGTGAGCTCGTAGGTCTTGCCGGCCCGGTCTTCGACGGTCGAGGTCAGGGTCGTGGTCAGCAGGTCAGCAGGGCCGCTCGCTCCGGGAGTCCAGGTAAAGGTGCAGGCGAACGTGTTGCCCTGCGAGATGGTTACGGTGTTAGAGCAGCTCATCGGGTCTTACCCCTGCCCCGATTGGCAAGGGGTCAGGTGTTCACGATGTCGTACCACCAAGCCGACGGGTTCATCGTGTAGCCAGGGTATGCCCACATGCTCTCGAACCATGCATAGTTGAGGCAGGTGTTGAACTCGTCGCCTAGGTAGGTCTCGTAAAGGGACGGAGTAGGTGCCTCTCCTGCTGGGTCTAAAATTGCCTCCCCAATCATGTGCTGAATGGGCAGGTCGATGGGGCCGACGAGATACTGCGTCACGTCCCAGGAGTTCGTCGTGTCGTTCCAGTCGAGCTGCGCGATCTTCTTGACCGTGTAGCCAATCCAAGTCGGATAGGGAGGCCCGTAGGTCATTGCGTACAGGTTGTTCTGGTAGAATATAGGCGAAGCCCACGCCGTGTTCCCCTGCTGGCTCAGGATGGCGTTGATGTTAGTGTCGGCCGCGTCGAAGACCGAGACGAACGGCTTCTCGGCGTCGATGGTTCGATAGGCGGCAAGCCAGCCGTCCTTGTCCCACCAGTCGATCTTGCTGATCGTGACGACCACGGACTTGCCCGAGGCGCCGGTGGGCAGTTCAATCTTCCCGCCGCCCGCGAACCACTCGAAGTCCGGGCCATCGGTGGCCGTGCCGGCCGTGCGCTTGCCGTTCTCGTAGACCGCCCAGTCCGTGATGCGGGCCTGCTTCTCGAACGTGCGGAAGGCGTTCCCGTTGACCGGGTCGGGGTTGAAAGGGAACTGGCTCCAGGTGTAGTTGACGACGCCCTTGTGCGTGGCGAGGAAGTGCTTCGTCGTCTCGCCTACCTGCTGCGTGTAGACCAGGCATTGGAACTGCTGATACTGCTGGTCGTTCACTCCGCCCCATTGACCCCAAGGGGTCTGGATGCTGAGGTTCGTCCCCTGGCTGGAGGCCGTGAAGGTATAGCCTGTTCCCGGTTGGATGGCCATGGCTCAGATGTTCGCGTAGACGTCGGGCGGCCAGCCTTCCTTCGAGTAACGGATCTCGTAGATGACCTTGTACAGCGAGCCGTACTCCTCGACGTTGACCTGGGAGAGGAGGTTCTTGTTGCCCCAGGCGCCGGCACCAGTCGGGCCCCACGCTGGGATAAGAGGAAAGGCAGAGCCCCAAGAGTTGGTAGCCGTCGCCGAGTTTAGCAGGCCGTAAAGAGCTTGAACATCGGTGACCGAAGTCGTGTACATGACGCCCGAGTAGGTCGTCGTCGGGGCGAGGTACTGGGTCTTGCCGTAGAGGTATTTGATAGCGGGGTCGACGAAGCCGATGAAGCGGCCGCCCTGCCCGGTCTCGAAGCAGGCGCCGTTGTATCCTTCGCAGGAAGGGACGACGACGGGTAGGCCTTTCTTGGGGCCGTCGACCGCCAGGACTTGAACCAGAGGCCCTAGGGTCGAGTCGTCGTAAGCGCCACCGAAGTCCGATGGCTTGCCGGCGATCGGGCCGACGGTATAGCCACCAGCGGCCTCGAAGAAGTTAGGGTGGGTCGTGATGTTCTCGGCGGTCAGGCCGTTCGCGACGGAGGTGTTGGCGAGCGTGCGGATGCCGCTGTTTACATCCGGGTCGATGCCGACGTAGTCCACCTTGATGGTCTTGTAACGGAGGTTGTCCCAGGAGATCTGGTACTTGTGCGCCTTGAGGTAAGAGTAGAAAGGGTCGGGGTGGGGCTGGCCGCGCTCGAACGAGCTGATGGGAGCCGCGATGTCGGCCTTATAGGTCGTCGTCGACGTGATGAGGCCGAAGCCGTCAGACTGCACCGTCCAGCCTGGCTGGATCTCGGCGGTCAGAAGGGTCTTTCCGTTTGCTACTTGTGCCATAAAGTTATGCCACGCCCTCCTTGGCTGCGGTCAGCGGGACGGCGCGGTCGGTGAAGGGAGGAGGCACGCCGACGCCCGTGCGGTCGAGGATGCTCTGCTCCTGGAGGATGAGTTTAATCTCCTCGAGGATTTCGTTCTGGCGGGTCATGGCCTCCATGACGGGATTGGCGCCGACGCCGACGACCGTGCCGAAGCCCTCAGGGCCCTTGAAGGAGCCGGCCTTTTCAGATGCAGCCTTTGATGTATCTTCTGGCAAAGGGTTCTTTTTCGCTTCTTCGGCGATTAGCGCCTGTATCTTATCCTGCATTGCCTTATCTTTCGATGCGGCGTCAGGGCCATATGTTCCCCCGGTCTTGCGCTGCTGTTCGGCGAAATCAAAAAGCATCTGACGACCCCTTGGATCCTTATCAAGGAACTCGCGTGTGATGGTAATACGGGCAGTCTCTGCTTCCTCAATCGTCTGCTTAGCCTTCTTTTCTCTGTCTTGTTTCCTTGCCCAATACCTATCCTCTGCCGACATCAATTCATTTGTTCCTTCAATGGCAGCCCTTGTGGCTTCTTCCTGTTTGCGCTGGCTATCAGCAATCATTTTTGAGATGATAGCAATGGCTCCAGTGATAAGTGCCATAGGGCCAAGGAATGATAGAAAGACGTCCTTGAACGTTGTGCTGAACTTCTTCTGGATGTCCTCGACTTGCTTTGAAAAGGATACGACGGCGGACTTAGACTTCTCCATCGCCTTGGGGACGTCGGAGGTCGTCTTGATGTTTACGGTCAGGTCTTGGGCCATGGGCTCTTTATCCTGCGGGATTGGCAACGGGGGCTTCCCCTTCGCCGACCTTCAGCTGAGACTCGATGAAGGCCTCCTCCTCGGGCGACATGATCGCCACGTCTATCCCCTTGCGAATTGCAAAAGCCGAGTTCAGCCAGATGGCCTGACACTCAGGCATCTCCCAGGCTTGCTTATAGGGCACGCCGTTCGCCACTAAATTAGCGACGATACTCATCGGCCATGGCAGCCCCTTACTTCCCCCATTCTTCTTTCCGTCTTGCTCCCAGAACTTCGGCCAGTTGTCCACGAGAATGTATCCGGCAAAGGCTTTTACTGTCTCCTCAAACTTATACGGATTGTTTGAAAGATACACTATTCTCGCCCTGTCAAATATACTGACATTCCCAAGCGGCTCCTCCGCGCAGACTTGGCAGGCGAACAGCAAGTCGGCTGGAGTAACACTTCTTGAACCAGTAACTAGAGGAGAGTCGAACCCATGCAGGCGCACGCGGTACTTGAGGCACCACGGGTAAAGAGTTCGACCCAGCAGCCGAAAAGGCGCCGGGTCGATGTGTGCGTTCAGGAAGCGACGATCCACTCCCTTGAGACTACTCCCCTTGCGGGCGTGTCAATTAGTAGGTGATGAGCTCGTAGGACTCAGCAGTCACCGAGACGCTGACGAAACCCTTGCTCGTGCCACGGTCGTCGACCTTGGTCACAGTTCCCGAGAAGCTGACCGAAGCGGCGCCGCCAGGATAGGCCGAAGCGGTCTTCGCGGTGAAGGTGAGGGTCGCGCCGAGCTGCGGAACGGAGGTGGCCTTGGCCACGCCCTCGACCGTGATCTCGGAGCGGCGGTCGTCATAACGGGCGGTCACCGTGTTGCCTTCTTCGTCCACCACCGTGCCTGTGTTGTTGAAGCCGGAGCTAACGGAGTAGCTCTGGACGTAAAGGGAGGCTACTTGGCCAGCGCCAATTCCGTAGAGGCAGACAACGCCGTTGTTTACTTCGCTCATCTTACTCCTGCTTTAATTGGCAACCGCTCAGGCGGGAGGCAGGACGGTCAGGATGTCGAAGGCGAAGGACGTCGCCCAGGAGCGCTCGTCTACCCCTTCGTCCTCGGATCGGTAGGTCACGTCGTAGCAGGTCGCGTCCCCTGATGCCACGAAGGCCGCTTGGATTGAGTCGAGGTCTCGCATGTTGCCGGCGATGGCCGCGCAGCGCTCACGGTGGACAGCCAAGGTCGTGTCGTCGGCGTTCGAGAAAAGGGTGATGCGGACGGAGCAGTCGTAGTTACCGAGGCCTTCGGGGAGGTCGGCAGGAGCCCGGGCTGAGTCGCAGAGGACGACGGCCTTGGGCAGGGTCTGAGTGACGGCGCTGTCGCCCGTCAGGATCTGCACGCCGGCTAGGCCGGACTGGGCGGAGAGGTAGGTGGCGAGGGTCGCCTCGACGACGTGGCGGATGGAGCGGGTGGACATGGTTATTTACGGTTAAACTTGTTAATTGGTTTGCGCATGCGGTAACGGATCATCGCGGGCATCTGCTTCACGCGGTTGCCGTAGACCAGACCGAGGACTCCTGCCTCGTCTGCGATGCTGTTGATGTTGCCAAGGGTATTGGTCACGGAAACTTCCGCCACCTTGTCGGTGAACGTCGAGACGTTAGTCCCAGGAACTCCCGAATGCAAGGTGACCCATGAGGCCTTGCGCAGCTGAGCGCCAGGCTCGCCCTGCTGGCCGTTGTTGTCCTTGGGCTTAGGCAGGCCGGCGAGGGCCTTGGCCCATCCTGACTTGATGAGGCCGACCATCTGCTGGCGGCGCTCGATGTATTCCTGCAACTCTGACTTGTCCTGCACGAGTAACTTCGCTGTGACCGGGCGGATACCCTTCTTGATGCGGCCGCCGTACTTGCCCTTCACTTGGTCGTGGATGGTGCGGATGTCTCGGACGAAGCCTTGCGTGCCGTATTCACTCTTTACGGGGTTGGCACGGTTGAGGAAGTTCTTGGCCTTGGCAAAGGCCCGCTGCTTGTCCGAGTCCGCCGCGATCTTCGAGAGGATGCTGCGCTGGCCTAGCATGCCGGACAGTTTGCCTCCGTCGGTCAGCCGGGAGAAGGTGCCGAAGTCGCCCGTCTTCACGGCGAAGGCAATCTGATTGACGAGGTTTCCAGCTACGCCCTTTGCCGAGGAGTCATTAGCGGCCACGAAGATTTTAGAGACATCGCCGGCGACGGCCTCACGGCCTGCCCTCTTCGCCCCAGGCTTTAGGCCTCCGCCGCCTCCCTTGACCAGGGGAGGGGTAAAGGTGGCAGCGTCCTGACAAGCAAAGGCCGCCTGCTCGAGGACGGCGTCTCGCATGGCGATGCCTGCCCCGGCCGCGAACTGACGGCAGGCCTCCACGAACTCCGCAAGGGACTTCGGCTCGATGGAGACCTTAGCCGGCATTACTGGTTATCGTCGATGACGACGAGGGTTACCCACGCCGACCCGGGCTTATAGGACTGGGTCGTGATGCGGACGTTCTTCCCGCCGGCCACGATCTTCTTGCCCTGGGCGAGGGAGGGGATGACCGAGCCGCCGCTGATGATGGCCGTGGATGCCCCAATAGACCCATCTGGGAGGCTCCAGGAGGCCGTTGCGGCGGGGAGGCGGACGTTGTACTGGGTACGCTCCATGTAGCCCCCTGCTTCGAGCACGGTCGAGACGGCGGGGTCTGAGATGAGGCAGGCGAATGTAATCGCTCCCGAGTTGGCCGAACCGGCCACGCCGAAGTCGGCGACCATCTCCTTCGCGTCGGGCAGGAACTCAGCGTACAAACTCATAACCCTGCGGAGATTGGCAAAGGGCACAAAAAAAGACCCCCATCGCTGGGGGTCTGTTCTGAGCTCGTCAGGCCGCTTAGGCGGTGACGTAGCGGACGAGGCTCGTCGAACGGCCCTTGGCGGCGCCGACGAGGATCTGCGAGATGCAGCGGATGTTGCCCGTTTCGGCCTGGCCGACGAGCACCTGCACGGAGAGGCCGGACTCGGCGGTCGAGACGCTGGCGTTGAAGCCCGCGATCTCAGCCATCGGGATGCCGGTCGCCACGAGGAGCGAGTCCGGGCCCATGGCCACGCCCGCCAGGTTTTCACCGTTGGCCGGGATCTGGTTCCACTGGTAGATGTCCATGCCGGCGACCTGACCGACGGAGCCGGAGGTCACGACGGCGTTGGCAGCCGGGTTGAGGGAGCCGTAGATCTTCGAGTCGTTGCGGAGGCTCTTGAGGTAGCCGTTGCCCACGAGGAAGGAGCGGGGCTCGCCGGCCTTGGCGCCGTCGAGGAGGAACTGGGCCTGGGTCACGTCGTCATAACCGAAGTCGACGAGGGCGACGGTCTCTTCCGTGGCGTAGTTGGCCGCGGTGAAGACGGAGCCGATTTCGGCCCAGGTCTTGTCGACGATGGCCTGAGCGGCGGTCTTGGCGTAGGCGTTGATGAGGTACTGCATGCCGTACTCCTGGATGTCCAGGGGGCTGAACTCATCGACGTACTTGAAGTGCTTGAGGGTGACCGAGGAGTCGGTCATCGTCGCGCCGTCGACGTCGGCCAGGGTGTTGGTGGCCTTGTTGAACTCGGAGGCAGTGCCGGCGCCCATGATCGGGACGAAGACGGTCTTGCCAGCGCGGCCGACGGAGGCCGAGAGGTTGACGGAGACGTTGTTGAGGATGGGCAGCTTGCCGGCGACGGTCTGGACGATGTAGTCAGACAGGATAGCCGGGGCGGTAGGGAGGACGGTAGCCATGGTAGTGTGTTAGGGAGTGAGGGTTAGAGGGAAAGGAGGGAGGCCTTATGGGCGTTGAAGAAGGCGATGCGGGCAGGGCCGGCGGCCATCGCGAGGTAAGCGGCCTTGATGTCGGCGGCGCTCATCTTCGCGGGCGAGTCGCCCTTGGGCAGTTCGACGGGCTCGGTGCCGAAGGAGGCGACGATCTTGGCGGCTTCCTTCGAGGCGCTGGCCTGACCGGCTTCGAGCTCGGCGACCTTGGCCTTCAGCTCGGAGGCTTCCTTGGCGGAGGCTTCGAGGGCGGCGGTCAGTTCGGCGAGCTTCGCATCCTTGGCGGCGGCTTCGACCTTGAGCGCTTCGGCTTCGGTCGTGGCGCCGACGGTCAGCTTCTCCACGGTGGCGCGGAGGTCGTCGCGTTCAGCGGTGAGGCCGGCGAGCGAGGCCGCGGCCTGGACGAGCTGTTCTTCGATGGTCATCTTAGTCCTGCGGGAATTGGCAACCTTGGCCTCGGGAGCGACCTCCTCATCGACCTCGTCTTCGACCTCTTCTTCCTCGTCGACGACCTCAGGAACGTCCTCGGGGGCCATGACCTCGACGCCCAGGGCGGCGACGGCGTCGCGGGTGTCGGCACGGTTGTCGATGAACAGGTCGACGCGCTCGCCATTGTCCAGGCGTTCCTTGATGACGCGGGACTTGAAGGCCGGAGCCTCCTCCGTGCCGTCGTTCATGATGAGCTCGTCGAACTCAAAGCCGATGGCGGCGAGGTCGGCCACGGTCTTCTCGCGGTCGGACTCGGGGCGGTTGGTCAGGACAACCACCTCTTCGGCGGTCTCGTCGATGAACTTGACGACGCGCTCGACGGGCTGGCCGTCCTTGATGATCGTGTCGTCGATGTCGGTGAAGATGCGAGGCATAGTTGTGTCGATTTGGGTTAAAGTCTTAGGGGAGGAAAGGGCGGAGGCTCCGGCCTCGCGGTCGAGCTTCTCGACCTTGGCCTTGCACCAGTCCGCGGTGCGCATGATGTCGCCAGAGGTCGGGCCACCCCAGAGAGCCCACGCAACGGCGCCTGCTCCTGGGAAGTCTTCGTTCGACGGCTTGTTCTTCGGGGCGTCCATGTCCGGGCGGTGACGCTCGAACCATGGGCCCATGCGGCGCAGCTTGTCTTCGGAGACTTCGCCGGCCGCCATCTCGCGGGCTTCGCGGATGGTCTTGTCCGTCACGCCGTCGCCCGACTTGCCTTCGGCGTGCCACGCAAGCCCGCGCTTGGCCGCCTCGGCGACGTAGTCTGGGACGGCGATCGCCATCAGAACGAACGGAGGGCGGCGGAGAAAGAGTCGGCCAGCCCGGTGACGAGCCCCTGGGCGGCGGCCTGCTTGCCGGAGAAGACCTGACCACGCAGGGCGGAGTCGGCGACCATCTTGCGCTTGGCACGGATGGCGGCCTTGAAGTCTTCGTGGATGCCGTCAACCGAGGCTTGGAGGTCGGCCATCTGCTCGTCGGAGAGGGACGTGCCCTCGATGCCGGCGCCCTTCAGCGGGGAGCCCGTGGACTTGATGACGACCATGCGGACGCCCTGCGACTCGTAGAGCTTGGACATGTCAGGGATGGCCATGTAGACCCCTACGGAGCCCACGGTAGCCGACGGGCTGGCCACGACTCGGTCTGCCTGAGAGCCGAGCCAGTAAGCTGCCGAAGCCATCTCGCTGTCCGTGTAAGCCATCGTCGGCTTGCCGAGGTCGCGGATCTTGTTGGCCAGTTCCTCGACGCCCGTCACCGTGCCGCCAGGGGAGGAGATGTTGAAGGCAATCTTCTCGACCGCAGGGTCGGCCGCCATCGCGTCGACCGTGGCCGACAGGTCGTTCACGTCGACCGCGCCCATCATCTTCTCGAGGGGCGATAGGCCTTTGCCGATCACGCCGGCGACAGGGATGACGCCGACGCCGTCCTGGATATAGGGGGCAGGGGCCACGCCGAAGAGCTGCGCTAGCATGTCGGAGAAGCCGAACTTCTCGGCGAGCGCCGCGTGGTCTTGGGCCTTGGACGGGTCGATGAGCATCGGCTCACGGCCCTTGAGAGCATGGGATAGGAAGCGCATTATTTCTTTTCGTTAAGGTTGGTGCCGGGGAGCGGTTCGGCGGTGTCGACCGCGGCGACCGTGCCGAGAGGGGTGTTCGTCGGGCGGAAGAGCAGCTCGAACGGGATGCCGTACTGCTTCGCCAGGTTCTGGATGTGCGCCATGTCGGCGGCCCGCTTCTCCATCTCGGAGCGGAAGTCGAGGCCGCGCTGGCCGTAGAGCTCAGACATGGACATCAGGCCCATCTCGATGTCGGCACGGTCGTTCGCGGCTTCACGGCCGGCGTCGACGGTGACGGACTTCGGGGTCGTCCAGGAGGCAGACCACCAGCGGGGGTCGTCGGGGATCTCGCCCTTGGCGATGCCGTCGGCGATGATGTACTCCCAGGTAGGCTGGCAGAAGGCCTCCACGATCACGTTCTGATATTTCCCGAAGACCCGTGCGCTCTTCGCGGTGACCAGACGCACCCCTGCCCCGCCGGCGGCGGTGACGTCCTTGACGAACTCGTAAGGCAGGACGGAGCAGATGTCTTTCTCCAGCGCCGCAAGGAAGCCGACGAAGGTGCTGTTCGGGCGTTTGCTCTCGAAACTCTCGAAGCGGTCTGTGCTCTCGAGCACGATGGTCTTTCCGCCCATCTGGCTGGCGATGTTCTCGGCGGAGTTGTGGTTCGACGCGATCTCGGAAGCCGCGTCGTCGTCGAGGAAGCCTGAGCCCTTGTAGATTACGCGATTTACGTCGCCATTGTCCTTACACGCCCTGCGTTCGATTTCGAGCAGCTCCTTCACGTCCTGGATGCTGTTGAGCGAGGACTGAAGCACCGGCACGCCGCGGGAGCCCGAGGCCGTCTCGGTGTCGATGACGTGCATAACGGACTGGGCCTCAATCTTCTTCGAGGAGCCGTCGGCCTTGTAGACGTTGTAGTAAATCGGCTCGTTATACTTGCCGAAGCCGATGCCGTCCCAGCAGTCCGAAGGGGTGTCGGCGTCCGTAGGGTCTCCCACTCGATGCGCCTCGACGACCTGCACCTGGGCGCGGTCGCCGTTGACGACCTTCAGGGCGAAGGCGTCGCCGTCACGGATGAGCGCGCGGATGAGGATGGCCTGACACTGATAGAAAGACTTGCCGGAGACGTCGATGCGCTTGGCCTGACGGGCGAAATACTCCTCGTAAAGGCGGGAGGTCTCGGGGTTGTCCGCGTGGGACTGAGGCTTGATGCCGTCGCCGACGACGTAGATGCAGAGGTCGTTCAGGATCTGGCGGAACAGGGCGGACTCGCGCTCGGCCCAGCGGCACTTCTTGACCATCTCGTTGCGATCCCAGGGCGAGAGGTCGCGGCGTAGGTCGTCCGGCTGCGGAGCGTAGATGACGCGGCGGGCGTAGGTCTGGATGGTCGAGCCCCACTGGTTGCCGCTGTACTGGTTGTTGAACGTCGGCCCGGACGCGGCCTGAGGCGCGGTCGTCGGCTTCTTCCTCGCGGAAGACTTGGCGGGCTTCTGGTCTTTCTTGCGGGGGGCCATAAGTTATTCGTAACGATTGTCCCAGCGGGAGTAGATCATCGTCGTGCGGCGACCGTACTTCTTCGGGTCGAGTCGGCTGAGGGCGTACATCGCTTCATTGAGCATCTCCTTCGGAGGCAGGGCGAACTGCTTCGTCGCCGACGAGCCGGAGTCGGAGTAAGACATGAGGGTCTTTCCGTCCATGATGAGCGAAAGAGCCTTCGCCTTGAGGTCGAGGAGCTCGCATTCCGTCAGGCCGATGAAGATACCTTGTGCCATTTAATCTTGCGGTAATTGGCAACGGAGGGGGCGGCGACGCCTATATCCACGCCACGAGCTCTTCTTCCCGCAACCATAGACGCCGCCGCTTGCCTTTAATGTCGCAAGGTTCACGAGGGTTGCAAGTCGGTTTCCGTGCTTTCCTTCCCGACGATGCCCCAGCGCACGGCAGCCAGGAGCCCGAGAAGCTCGCAGTCGAAAGCATGGTTGTCGTGCTTCCCCTGAGGCAGGATCCACTGGGGCTTGCCCGTGCGCCTGTCCTTCACGCGGACTTCGGCGTTCATCTGGTCGACGTAGTCCTGCCCGGCGTCCAGGGCATAGGTGAATACTTTCCGCGAGCGTAGCCCGTGAAGGAGGTCTTTGCCGGCGAGGTTCGACCAGACGATCAGGATGGCCCGAGCCTGAAGGCCTGGCACCATGATGGTCTGCTTATCCGAATAGAAGCGCCGGGTAGTCTTGCCGTCCTTCGTCGAGACGGAGAAGTCTTCGTTGCCCGACCCCTTCGCACACTTCCAGCCACGGGCCGCGGTCTGCCGATAGACGTCCGTAGCCTGGTCGCCCGAGTCGACCATTACCAGCGCCTGATGTACTTGGTGTTTCTTAACGAAGGCCTCGAGGTCGTTCCATGTGTCAATCTTCGCGAAGGCTTTCAGGCGGCTATGCCCCGTTCGAGACCAGCGGCGGATCACGCAATAAAAGAACCCACGTTGCACGTCGATGCCGGCCGTGCGGAATGGGAACGAGCCTTCAGGCGCTCCCTCGCGGTCGACGACCCTGCCCTTCGGCGTGATGACCGACTCGCCTTCCCAGTCGTCAGCCATGTTGTAGTTGGCGGCCTGTGCGATGTTGACGATCTCGCCGCCCTCTTCCGCCCAGGGCAGCGCGAGCCGCTTCTGTTTGAAGATGCGCCGCGGCTCCTCGTCGCCGTAAACGTCCGCGGCCTCCTTTGCCTTGATCATCATAACGGCGAGCTCGCCCCAGCTCATCGACGCGAGGCTGTTCCAGTGAAGGCCGACGTGCCCGGAGTTGGCAGCCGAAGTCGTGGCAACGAAAGCGCCGCGTCGGTTGGCCTCGAGACGCGTGGCGTTATTGTCGGGGAGTCTCGTCTGACAGGCCGAGCATTCGTAGGTCGTGCCCGTGCTGACCTTCTGCAAGTCCCACGAGCCGGTCGTCTTGGCCTCGTCAGGGAAGCGGACTTGCTCCCAGACCCAAGGCTGGAGCGCCGAGCAAGACTCGACGGGGCAACGGAAGTTCCAGTCGCGCTGGTCGGTCGTCTCGTGCAGCTGATGGAACTCCTGCCCAGCCCGTCCGCCCTGGGACATGAAGATGCGCTTGCCCATCCAGCCGAACGCCGTCACGCGCGCGCTCAGTTCGGCGAGATGACCGGGCGGTGCCATCCAGCATTCGTCGGCGATGGTGTAACGCAGGGACAGGCGCTGGAGGTTCGCCTCGTTCCACAGGCCGCGACAGTAGAGCGTCATGCGGTCGAAGTCCGTCGTCGTCGAGCGATCCATGTCGTCGGCCGAGATGCGGGCCTTCACCGGCGGGCAGTTGTTCCAGACCGGCCGCATGTAGCGCAGGGCGAAGTCCTTCGCCTCGCTGTCCGTACTTTGGCAGACCATCGTGGGGCCGGGAGCGTTCGCCACGATATGGCACGTCAGCAGGCGGGCGAACAGGGACTTCCCCGACTGGATGCTTGCAAGGATGGTCAGGAGTTTCGTCTCAGGGTCGGCCGCGATACGCAAGGCCTCCGCGATCCACGGCGTGCGCTCGGAACGGAACGGCCCTGGCATCGGCGAGTCAGGGATGGCGAGCACGTTCTCCTCCAGCCACTCGACGACGTCGCCAGAGTCCGACGGCTTCAGAACGTCTCGCCCTACGCGGAGAAGGTCGGGCTTATTCATAAAGACCTGCCTCCCGCAGCAGACGATAGAGCTCGTCGGAAAGCTCCGACCACTTCCTCGGCTTGCGCTTGAACGGACGCGACGGCTTAGGCATCGGCTTGCGCCTGGGCTTGGGCTTACGCTTCTTCATCGTTCGCGGAGAGGTCGGCCTTCGTCTTGCGTACCCAGGCCTCGAGCGCCTTCACTGCTTTCGCAGGGTTCTCGGGGTTGCACCCTTCGGCCACGTCCAGGGCGAGCTTGTCGAGACGGTTGACGACCTCGCCCATCAGCTGACGCATGGCCTCCGTCGCTTCCTTCGCGGCGATGTACTCCTTTGCCAGGATGAGCCGACGCTCCTGCTCCTCCTCCAGCGCGATCAGGGTCTTCAGGGACTGGTTGTAACTCGTCTGATACTTCGGGCCGTTGGGGTCGCCTCCATCCATCGCGGCCTGCCACACGCTCCGGGCCCGACCGACCAGCGCCCGGTGTTCGGCGATGGTGTCGGCCAACGTTCCGTCGTCGAGCTGCGCCGGCGCGGCCTTCGGCGCCTGGGCACGGCGGGCTTCGTCGCGAGCGGCTCGCCAAGCCAGGGCGGCTTCGATGCTGTCCGTGGGAAGGCCTTCGCGTTTGAGCACGCTGACACGCTGCGCGGTGATGCCGAGCGCTGCGCCGATCTCAAGGTTGCTTGGTTTTTTCGTCATGGCCGAGTGCTGGAGTTCCCCCGTTTGCTGTTTTGGTCAAAATCCTCTTTTCCCCTCGTAAAAAAGAGGGGCAGGTGCCGTCCAACGCCGCGAAAAACCCCTCAAAAGAGATGCCTTACGGGGGTAGTCCGTAGTGGTCGGGCTGATACGGCAGGCATCGCTCATATCTAAACGACGAACAATCATATGTTATGAGCGGTTACGATGGTCGAAACTCACGCGCATCTTATCTCGCTTGGAGTTGCAGTGAGGGAACAGGCCGTGGGCGTCGGAGTTGACGGAGAGCTGGATTGCCCGGGCACGCTTGCGCATGGCCTCATGGCTCTTGCCGTACATCCGTGCGATCATACGCGAGGACAGACAGCCGGGAAGACTGAGCGCCCAGCGGATGAGCTCGACGTGCCGGCGGAAGTAGAAGTTGTCGGACATGGCCAGGGCGTCGATGAAGGCCTTGAGCATCACGGCCACGAGATCGCGGGAGATGAAGGCGTCGACCTCGACGTGCTCCTCGCGGTTCGTGTTCATCCAGGCGACGTGCTCGTCCTTGACCTTGAAGACGTGTCGGGACTGAACCATCTCGCGATAAGGCAGCACGCCGGCGTTGCGCATCTTCTCCTGCACCTTCTTAGGCTGGGAGAAGAACCACGCGTCGAACGAACGTGCCTCGTCCGCCGGAGCGGTCAGGTCATTCAGTCGGGCCTTGGTCATTCATCTGGGACGGTGCAGAAGGTTTTGACGGGGGCAACGTGCAAAGGTTGAACCAGGTGTTAGTCCTCGGGATGTATTCGATGAGCCCTAACAGGCGAAGCCGGCGGATCAGCGAGTCTCGTCTCATGCGCCGCTTCTTGCCCTTGCGGTGATAGGGGAAGACGAGGAGGTGCTCGTCGAGCTGCGCCGGTGTCAGGGTGGGCGGCCAGGTGCGGACGGTCTCGAGGATCGCGGCGTTCACGTCCTGCCGTACTTCGGTTGCCTTGGCGGTGGCGGCCTGCTGGGTCTTGAGCATCAGGTCTCGCTTGTGCTTCCAGAGCCAGCGCCGACGGGCGGTCAGTTCTCGCCGGACGCGTAGGAGGTTCAGTTGGGCAGGGGACAGGGGACGACGCGGGGACATCTCGGGTTGGTGCGGCTTGAATTATTTAATGCGTCCCCGTCGCGCCAGCAGAGGGGGAGACGTATTAAATACTCCCCCTGTGGGAGACGGACTTGCATACCCTAGTGACGAGGTCATGATTAGGGTCTGGAAGGGGGGCTTTAGGGGTAGGGGGGTGTCCTACCCCTCACATGGACTGAAGACGCCCCACAGGTGCCTTGGCGGGGCTGGAATGACCCTTCGCGGGGGAGGCCTCGGTGGAGGTCACTGGGGCGTGTTCCCAGCGGAGGACGCCCTCCTCCTGGGAATGCTGGAGGTAGATGAAGCCGGACTTGGCGCGGTTGCCGTCCAGATCGGTCAGGCCGCAACGGGAGGCGCGCTTGGAGAAGCCGAACTTGTAACGGGCGGGCTCGCCCTTGGTTCGGTAGAGGAAGCCCGCGTCTCGGGCGAAGTTCGTCCACTCAGCTGAGCCGGCTCCAAGGTAGGCGAGTTGGGACGGGGTCATGCTGTCCAGGTCGTCGGCGGACTTGGGCTTCGTCGTATGGTGCATGTAGATCATGGCGGCCTTGGTTCGCTTGAGGACGGGGTCGACCTGCGTGCGCAGCCAATCGGTCGTCAGGGATTGGTCGGCGATGTCGAAGCCGGCGTATGCGAGGAGAGGGTCGACCCAGACGACCTCGGCGCCGTGCTTAAGGATCAGGCTCTCGAGAAAGGCCGGGAAGGCCGTGCCCATGTGCTTAGTGTCGCGGACGATGGCGATGTTCTCCTTGAGCCGTGCCTTCTCGGTCGGCGTCATCTTGCACGTCGCGCCCTGCCAGGCCTCGGCGATGTCCCCGCCGTCGTTCTCGGCCTGAAGGATGAGCGTCCGCAGGGGACGCACGGGAGCGAGGCCGAAGACGTTCTGGCCTAGGGCCCACGACGTCGCGATCTGCATCATCAGGGACGACTTGCCCGTGCCGGAGAAGCCGACGATGGAGACGGCGTAGCCTTCGCAGAGCCAGCGGCGGGCCTTGCCGACGAGGACGGTCTTGTCTTCGAGGGGGTCGAAGTTGTCGAGGGCGTCGAGGTCGAACCATTCGCCGGTGTCCTTCTCTCGCTTGGCGGCCTTGCGCGTCTCGGCGAGGCGGGCATAGTGGTCTAGCAGGACGTCGGGGTCGGTCGCGTTGGCGACGATGGCGGAGGCCTGACGGAGCAGGGCGGCCTTGGAGATGAGGTCGACATGTTCCTGGCGATATGTCGATGCTCCGGCATCGCTGACCAGGAGCGAGACGGCGGCCGCGTCGACCTGCGAGCCCATCTCGCGCAGCTTCTGGGTTACGGTCAGTTCGTCGGCGGGGATGCCGTCGACGGCGAGGGACAGGGCGGCCGAGTAGATGTCGGCGTGGGCGGGCTCGAAGAAGTCTGACGGCTTGAGTTCAGGGGGAAGAGGGAGGGCATCGCGGAGGAGGACGCCGATGAGGTGGCGTTCCGCGGCGACGTTGTTCGGCGGGATCATGAGAAGAGAGGAGGGGAGGGATGGGGGCGTGGATGCCCTGCGTCAAATCTTTTAACGGAAGAGGGCCATGACGGCGCTCTTGAGGTAGTAAGCGTTGCGGTGGATGCCGATGATGCCGCGGCGGGTCTTGAAGTACTTGGGCTTGAGGCCTGCCCGGGCGATGCGCGTGCGGACACATACGTCGGATAGGCGGACTTCGACGGCGATGTCGACGATGCGTGCCCAGCCCTTGGGGACTTTGTCCTCCTGATGCTCGAAGAGGCGATGGGCGGCCTCGGCGATCGTGCGATAGGGGGCGACGGGGCGGTAGATGTATGCCATGTGGCACTGCCCGGTCTTCGCTTTGAACTGATGGGGCTGACGTTCCAGCAGGCCGCGGCGGTGGAGGTCGTGGGCACGGGTGGACGCGTTGCGCGTGTGGGCCATCTTCAGCTCGTCGCGGATCTGGTCGACGGTGAACCAGCCCTTCGGGGGCGGGATGTCCCGCTCAGAGCGGAGCGCCTTCATCAGCGCGTAAGGGTCGAAGCGCCTCATTTGCTCTTAGGGGTGAATACCTTGAGGTCGGTCGTCCAGACCCATCGGCTGCCGACGCGGTGGACGAGCCAAACCTTCCAGTCCTGGCCATCGACCCAGCCGGCCGCGAAGCCCGAGCCCCAGCGGGAGGTCGCTAGGCGGTGGGATGCGTAGGCCATCGCGTCCTTCTGGCAGAGACAGCCGGCTGAGAAGGCCGCTCCGCCCTGGGCCTTCGTCAGGTTGACCTGGCTTAGTGTATGGGTGTGCCCATGGATCAGAGCGCCGCCGCGGTCGGCGTAGTGCTTCCCCTGCTCGGCCGTGGCGTTCAGGCCGTGGGCGTAGCCGTGGATGAAGGCGACGGGGCCGAGGCGGTAAACGCCCTTCTCGGCGTGATAGGGGAGGATTGTCTTCGCTCCGCAGCTCTTCGCGGCGGTCTTTATGCGGGCCTCGAGGTCGGCGCAGTAATCTCGGACGAGGGCAGAGCCCGAGGTATGCTGAAGGGCGGTCGCCCGGTGTTCGTGATTGCCCATCAGGTAGACGGTGGGCTTCGTGCGCTCGAGGAAGTCTTCGCCGGCCTGGATGTCGGCCATCAGGGACTCGGCGCCTTCAGCGTCGTTACCCACTCCACGGCGCAAGGAACGGAAGTCGAAGCAGTCGCCGAGGTGGACGCGCACGGTCGGCTTGTAGTCCTTGATAAACTCGCACAGGGCCTCGACGGCGTTCTCGTCCATCATGTCGCCGTGGTTGTCGCCGAAAGCGACGAAGCGGATAGGTGTGCTCATTTGGTTTCTAGGTGAGGGATGGGCTTGCCGGAGTCGTAGGCCGCGAGCATCTCGTCGCGGTGCTTGCGGGCCGTCTCGAGATCCTTGCCCAGGTTGTGGACGATATTCGTCTTGCGCCGACGGATGCGCAGCCACCAGCAGTCGCCGAGCTTCTGGAGGTGGTGGTTCGGGTTCTCGGTCTTGATGTAGGCGGGCTTGTCGTTCCGCCCGGTACGGGTGTACTTCGGGCAGGCCGCGAGGAAGGCGAGGCGCTCGGGCGAGATGCCGATGCGCTTGCCCCAGGCGACGGTGTCAGGGTCTAGAGCTTCCATGCCTTCGCGATGTAGCGGCCCTCCTGCATGATCGTGTTGCGGGAGTTAGGCGCGAAGGTCAGTTCGAGGTCGAAGGCGTGCTTCTCGCGTATCTCGCAGATGCTGTCGAGCTCCTCCTGGTTGGCCGGGCCGACGCCGGCGGTGGCGACGTAGATCGTGCGCACGCGCCAGCCGAGGTCGTGCAGCGTATCCTCGCAGACGGCGACCTCGTTCGCATACCTAAGGTCGGAGCAGACGACGGTCTCTGGGGCTAGCTCGTCGGGGGACATGCGGATGGGGCAGAACTGCGCGAGGTTCTTCGCGAAGATGTCGACGTCGAGGGAGCGGGCGAGTTTGCCGGCGGCCACGAGGAAGTCGCGGTGCCTTACCTTGAACTCCTCGTTATGGAAGTTGCCCTCCAGGTTGAGGGAGAGGA